TGCACATCATTTATCACCCTGGTTAACCACTTCTTATCTTCCACCTCGTGATAAATCGTTACAGTCTGTGTGAACATGTTCACGCCCACTCAACTCCCTTCCGGTATTCGGATAGATAAAGCATGGCTGCATTAATTAGTCTGTCTTTATCAGATACACTATTCACGCTGTAGTGTTTTGACCATGACCCTACAGTCTGACTTTCCAGTACACCCTGTTCTACGGTCTGCTTTGCCTCTGCAACAGCGCATATACCACGCTTATAATCATCTGCTTCAACACTAAATCCTACGAAATGCTTTCGAATATAAGCACCGGCGAAAGCTTCACGCCCCCGCCAGTCTTCCTCGGATATTGCCTTGCCGCAGAATTCGTCCGTGTAAAACTTATATTCAACCATTAAGGCCTCCTTGCTTATCCAAGCACTCTTGTCGCAAGTTCAGGGTAAATTGCTGTGTAACCGTAGAGCACATCCATCGACAGCATCTCCTTCTTCTTCGTCATGTCATAACCTCTTACTACACGAAGAGAGATTCCGTTGTAGCTAGTTACGTAACTCTCAACTCCTGCTGGTGCCTGAAGTGGTCTTGTTACATACGCAAAAGCCATAGGGTTAAATGCAAGGTTTGCAGTATGGCTCTTAAGCACTTCGGCCTGTACACCTGCATTAGCTGTAATCTCTGGAGCTACACTAACGCGAATATCGGTCCCTGAAACTGAGACATCCTCTGTAACAGCATACTGCTTTCCAACAATAGTGATAATATCTCCCTTAACAAGGGTTCCTGTAAGTCCTGTTCCTGTAAGTACAACCTCGTTAGACTTTACAACCTGTGTCTTAACAGTAATGTTACCGCTGGTTACCTTGAGTGTACCTGCAGTATGTTTTCTCACAGCCTGGGACATGTAGTTATCAAGTCCCATTACTCTACCAATAGAACCCTCCCTGAGAGCATTGGTAGAACCTGACTTCTCAGCATTAACGATTGCTGGGACAGTAGAGAATGCAGCATCAGCTTCGGCGTCCCACACACCAACTCTTCCAGCAACTGGTACGAGCTGCTTATTAAGCTGCTTTCTTACATTTGCAAGATCCGTTAGTTCAGTTGGTGTCGTACCTGCCTTTCCTACAGCTGTAGGAATGAACTTATATAGATCTAGTCCATCGTTGTTAATCTTCTCTGCGAGAGCGACTGCTGCTGGTTCAAGGAATAGTCTGTTTAGATCGTCTACGTTAGTAGCTCTCTGTATTGCACTAAACTCCACATCTACTGTAGCAAGCTTGTCTAGCTTAACCTCTACAGATTCCTCATCGATTCCCTGTGGCTTAACTCCCTGCGACTCATTGAATTCCTCTGCAATGAGTTTTACAGGCTTCTTAACCTGAATCTTTGTTCCAAGTCCTGGAACAAAATCATTTGAGAAATCTCTGTGCACTAGGTTAGGGAACACTAGATTGTTCACTAGTCTAGGCAGTGTCTGTCTTGCGATATTTTTTACTTCAAGAAAATTGTTTGGCATAATTCTTACTTCCTTTCTTTTTCTTCGAGTCTTTTGTAATACTCTTCATCCGATAGCTTGTCGAGATCAGGTTCTGTTCCGCCTCCGTGATTTCCGCCACTTGAGAATCCACCTGCTCCGCCAGTTGCACCATCGTCGCCATCATCCTTTTTAAACAATGCCGGTGATGCTTCCATCATTGGCTTTAGGATGTCAGATAGACCTATAGGGTTACCCTGGCTATCAAAAGCAAACTTATCGATGCCACCATGCTTATACATGATGTAATCAGGATCCAGTGCCCCCTGTCCTCTTAGCGCATCCTTTAAGGCATATTCCTTTTGTAGGTCGCTAGTCTTCTTTTTCTCTGCTGCAATATCAGCATCATACTTATCCTGCCATTCCTTGGCATCATTACGCAGCTTGTCAACATCAACCCCATCGAACTTATCGACCTTCTCTTTCAGACCCTTGATAGTCTGATCAGCAATATCAAGTTCTTTCTGTTTGTCCTGTGCTGTCTTGTCCTGTGCTGCTTTAATGTCTTTGCCATTTTCTGCAAGGATGTTTTCGACGGTATCTTTCAGCTTTTCATCAGATACTCCAGCTTCCTTCAAAACTTTCTCGATCTCTTCTCTTTTCATTGTGTCCTCCATTCTTTTATCCGCTACGCCATCTTTTACGGCAGGCGACGCCGATGCGGCTCACATTTTACGCCGATGAGCAGGCGAGTAATAAAATTCAGTCAGTTTTACGCCTTGACTGGGCGAATATAAAAAACAGAGGTGCGCACCCTCTGCAATTTATCTGATGTTATAAGCACCCTGCCTCTTCAAATGCTTTTTGCAGTTTTGGAGCTTGAAGTGCTATCCAGTCAACAATCTCTTCATTTCTTGCCCAATCTGAACTTACATCAAGTCCAGATTCATATAAAAAGGCATGTACAATCTCATGTCTCAACACCTTCTTTTTATATAAATTGGGATTGGCAACTGTTTCCGAAGTTGGTTCAAAGTCATCAATTACAATCTCCTTTGAATAAAATTCACAGATGCCGTCTGCATGTTCGAGCTTGGGAGTTTCTTTTCCTATTTGCCCCTTGATGCTATATTCTGTCCCAAGTATATTTACTTTGTCTTTTAATTCTAAAGATTCCATTATCTCTCCTTTTCTTTGCATGCAAAAAGCAGACCGTTTGGCCTGCTTTAAAATCTAGTTATTACTTAATGTTTGAGCCTATTGTTATTACGTTAGTTGCTATCCTCATGAATTTTTGCATTGAGCTGTTTTCATGAAGGTACTGCGCTCATTCAATGTAATCCTAGCCTCTTCAATATTAACCCTTGTTTCTCCGAGCACATTCTTGCTTATATCAACTCCCCGAATATACCCTTCTTCAAGAAGATTTTTCATAACCATAAGCCACTCTTCATCTGATACATTTAAGTGTTCAGGACTAATAAGTGTGCCCATGTATTCAACATCTTTTGCAGATTCTAAATTATTCAGAATCTTGTATGCTGTTTCAAGAGTATTCATTATTCCCCTTCACTTTCTCTATCATCATAATCATCACATGCATCTAAAACACGATCATATATCAACTGTGCATCTTCCCCAATCTCATTATAGAATTCCATTTTTTTATCAAAACCATAGCGCAAAATCATATCATCAAGAGCATTAAGGTATTTCCTAATATCATTACGTTCCAATTTAATTGCTGCCAGCTCCGGCCATTCTTCTACATATGGTTTTAAAAACGCTTGTTCTTCACCGCTTATTTCTACAACAATCATACCTCTCTATCCTTTCTGTTAGTTTGCACAAGAACACCGGTCTTAGGATTATATGTAACCTGGCACCCTGAACCTACCAGCATTATAGTATCTTCATGTCCGGAAGTTCTTTCTTCCCCATGTGTTATGCAACGTTTTAAATCCTCAACGCTTACACCTGTTCTATTGTACTTTTTGTTCGGTGCCGAGTGTCCAATCATTCTGCCGACAAAATGAGATGAATAATCTTTAATTTCAACACCTTGCGGAGTTCTCAGCCCTACAAGCTGTTCATCAATCAGATGCGCCTTTTCTCTGTATGTGGATAACCCCAGCAGTGGTGAGGCTTCTCCCCTTTCAACAGATAACACATATTTTTTGAATAGCTTGTACTCATGAGGGTTATTGTACTTCATGTCGTAATAGCTTGCAAGTGTTTTTCTCATTCCTTGACCTTCAAACGAATAAGCTTTACGAAACCACTGGTAATACTTCCTCGCTTCCCATTGAGATTTGCCTGCTTCACTTTTTCCAAAACCTGCCACTATCATACGATCATGCTGTGATGGCATGCCTGTCTGTTCTTCCAGGTTCTTCAGCTTTTCCATATATGATCGCATCTTTACACTGGATTCTGTTGTATCAAGTCCTGCAGCTTCTTGCATTAGGTATTCTCGTTTCCATCTCCTTCGAGCTCTTTCGTAATACCTCTGCATCTGAGATACTTCATACTCTGTATAATTCTTGCCATTGTATAAGTAATCCTTAGCTACATATTCGGCCAACATCTCATCGCTATAAGCAGGAGTTGATAATCCAGGATAGAACGGATGGAAATTGTGCCTGCAATTATATCCGCATAACCCTGGTCCTGTTCCGTACCCTGTAGCTTCATAGAAGTTAGGATATCCCGGTTCTTCACCATGCAGTTTAAATACCTTACCTTGCCACACCTCATGTTCAGGGCGTGCTCCGGCGTGTGCTGTCGTTTCCACATATTCGCTATCAACATCTTCCGCTCTTGCAAGCTGCATATCTCCAGCTGTCTGATTAATACCTGTAACAATAGCTCTTCTAGCTGCCACTTCTATATTATCAACACGTCCTGAAGGATACCTTACAGACTCAATTCCTTTTTCGGCTAATGCCTTGATTGCATTCCTTATTGCTGTCTCTGTATCAAAGGCTCCAGATGTTACTTGCATATATGCTTGGTCAAGTATCTTGCTAAACTGTTTGGATGCATTAGTGGCAGTACTTCTCGTGAGATTGTGAAAAGCTTTTGCTGTTCGTCTGTATCCGGAATTCATTACAGCTATCAGAGATGGACTAGCTTCCAGTGGTGGGCATTTCTTTCCTGCCATTGTATGAATCCGATCATCATTAGCTATTGTCTCCATACCCGCTTCTTTCATGAGCTCCTTGATTTCTTCAAGGCTTCTTCCTGTAAGCTGTGACAGTCTCCTGTTTATCTCGGATTCCATCATTCCCATAGCTTCGAGTTTCCTCTTCTGCCATTGTGCAGCAGGGATGTAGAAATCATAAGTCGATATACGTCTTGCCATATCAGCAAGTATTGCTTCCTCTGTTTCTCTATATAGTTCAAGCAAGCCTTCTGGTGCTTCATGCAAGAATTCCGGTGTAAGCATATATCCTCCTTAGCTATACGCCTGTTCTATTTTTGATTAAACCCGAATGGATCCTCTTCATAACTGCTTTCAGGAATATTAGCTTTTGCAGTGTCGTCACTTTCTCCATACCACTTAGCTCTATACTCCCATTTATTCATAATGCCTTCCCTTACATCCTGCATGTCTTGAGCCCTTTCAGATGCACTGTCAGATATGAAGCTATCTCCAAGGTCTATTTCAATCTTTGTTTCTGGATCTACCGTGCCACCTCCAAGTTCTTTCTTAACCCATAGGATTGACCTGATAAGTGATTCAAGTGCATCTTCGACAATAAGAGAGTGTTTACCTGTATTTCTAGTCAAATCTTGACGTCCACCAAGATATTCTGTAGCGGTTACCTGAACAGATCCTGTACCACTGTTGAAGTGATAGAACTTTGTTCCCAGTCCGCATTTAAACGATAGTAAATCTAGCTGAGCCTGAACTCCCTCTACGTTTTCGGATACTCTGAGGGATGGATTGTGTTCCTGAATAAACTTCTTTGTTCCATCATCATCTATCAGGTCATCACCTGTTTCTACAAATAGCTGCTGCGCTACATCATCAGGAGTAATGGTCTCTCCTCTTTCATTTCTACGAACAATGCGGCTATTCATGAATACCTTTTTCCCACCAAGCTTGAAGTCCTTGTTGAAATTGTTGTATGCAAGGTCTACTCCTTCAAGGTTATCTAGCGCATTTGCAAATACGGAAATGCCTAGTGGTGAACCTGGCGATATGTTGTTCTCGATATTTGGCATAACGATAGAAAACAGAGGAACGGGTCCCCCTGTTGTCATTTCTTCAAGTATTCCTTCCGGTAACTCTTGCTTTATCAGACTGCCCTCTTCAGCTTTGAAGTACTCGTTTGTAATTACGTACTGCCCATCTACCAGTCTGTGAGTTTCAAGATATATCATCTTCACACCTAGCTGCAGCACTTCAGATGCAAATACAACCTCTGTTATCTTGCCCGCATGTACAGATAGCGGGATTATATGATCTGCAGATAGATACTCAATCCGAATATTTATATCTGGGTTTGAGATTATCTTATTGTTCCTACCGAGCTTTATATTTTCGGCTCTTAACACGAATGCACCTGTACCGAACGCAAAGCTCTTTTCTATCAGTCGGTTACCTTGCTGACGGAATGCATTGTTTCTAAGAACTCCCTTGAATATGTCTTTCTTAGATTTCTTGTCATCTTTTCCCTCTTCAGCATCATCCTTTTCTCCGAGTATGTATGTCTCGGATGCTTCATCATCGATGGCAATATGCAGCTCATCATTCAGTAGTCCTGATGCCCAGTCCTCACATACTTGTTTCGCCATCTTTAGTGTATAGAGTTTGCGCTCTTTCTTCTTGCCATCCAATCCGACCTCTGCAAAGGTATGAAACGGAGCATAATATCCCATCCACCAATCTCTCCATATCGATATGTTCTGGTAATAGCTGCTATCAAGATTTATGTCATACTTTTTATTTAAGTGATCAATAACGGTATTTATATTCATCAGTTACTCCTTTTGGATTCAGGAAGCAGTTTCTTCATAAATCGCTCCCATGAATATTCCCATGCGTCTAATATATCTATGTCACTACTGAAATTATCTAGGCGAACATCCTTTCCTTTTTCAGCTTCTTTTGGATCCCATATTGCTGATTTCAGACCTGCTATCAGAAGTTTGCATTCCGGTAACACCTTCATCCTTCCACTAGCCAGCAATGTATTACCGCAGTACACACGATCCGTAATCTTCTTCTTTGCACTATCACCTATGCTTGCTGTGATACCTGCAGCTCTACATGCTTTGGCTAATCCATTTATCAGATACTGTGCTTCATTATCTGCGAATATGTAGAGTATAGGAATTCCGGGATAATCCCTCTTCAGCTCCTCGTAAAATATCAAGAAGCTCTTATTAAGCTTGTCAGGATCTATATCACCCTTTTTCCCTTCGATGTTTGCATCTTTTACTACATCGACCTCCTGGAATCTGTAATGAATTGCTGAAGCTACAAATGTTGTTAACGACCTGTTTCCTCCAAAGTCTATCCCTATTGAGATAAAGTGTATGGTTCTTAGCCAGTCCTGCTTTTCGCTATAGTCCTTAAATATCCGAATATGCTTACTTGGATTATCAGCAAAGCTTTTATATATGACACCCTCTGCAGCACATCTCTCTCCGAGTATGTCTCTCCTGTACCATATTGTTTCAGGATCATAGTCTGCCATCAGTTCTTTCTGTCTCTGTTTGCTAATCGTTACGTTATCAAACAAAGTGAAATGCTCGTAATTATATCCACTAGGAAACTCACCTGCAGCTGCTTTCTCGGCATACTTGTCTATGTAATCCTTGTATATCGATGCATATGGATTATCAGGGTTTAAATCCCAAAAGAATTTACGCATCTTAGCTGCTGCCGTACGGTTGATACACTCTTTTATCATGGAGTCATGATGCAGATTTATCTCTGTAGCTATCCACATGCCGTACGAGTTACCACGCACTTTTTTGTATGAATCAGCCTTACCGCCACCTGCAAATATAACCACTCTTAGCTTCCTGTTTGTAGACGGTCCTTGTATATACAGAGCTTCGTTACCCTTGAATTTTCCCCAGTGACATTGCCCTCTGAATATGTGCTCAAGTCCAAAGCCATTTGCATCTCCAATGTTAAGTTTTGCATTTCCCAGGGTTGAACCACTAGCTAGATGCAGCTTATCCTTTGTCCTCTTCAGCTCATGAGCAAAAGCAAATATGTTATCCGTTGTCTTACCTGCACGGATAGAACCCTCTGCGACATTATATGTGCAGTCTCTGGATCGCCTCATATATGCCTTGTGCTTATCTCCAAATCTGTAAGGAATACTCTTTCTCTTAACAGGCTCTTTACGTTTCGGTACTGCCATATATCTCTTCCTCTAGGTCATCAACATCTTCAATCTCTGCCCCTTCTCCAGTTAAGGCTTTATTAACTGCAGCTGTCTTTGACTTAATATATTCAACTTGAGCCTTTTGCTCTTCTGTGGCTAAGTCCATATGATCCGCTAGCCAAGCTAAAGCCTTTTGTCTATCTTCGAGCTTAATCTTTTTCGTCTGACCCATAGATATTTCAGCTATCAGAGTTCCGTCTACTTTTGCATCACTCTTGAATCTCATATAGTCATAACGAATTCCATCTTCGG